ACATTCAAAATAAGATATCAGTTTGAATGTACGGATTATTTAATTAGGAAAAGTTAGATCTAATTAGAAAGTTTTACTTTTAAGTATTTTTTCTATTTCTTCGCTAGATCCAGTTGGTCTTAATCCTATTGGATCTATAGGTTTTATATTTTTTTGCCCTATTAGCTGCGCTCGGACCGTAGTTTCACAGTTATGATGATAAGGCGGCAAATCTTCAGTGTCATATTGAGCCTTGCTAAATACACGCCCTGTTAACTCTTTACATATAAGCGCATCAGGTGAAGGGTTTACAATTACAAAAGATTCTATTTCTTCAAAAACTTCAGGCGTTTGAAACACTGCATTTCTTGCGCTATTTACTGCGCTTGAAGTTACATTTGTTGCCGTTGTTTGTAGAACTCCTGTTGCCGTATATGATGCCGCTGCTTTATCCATATCGGCAATCAAGGCTGCCACGCTATCTGTTGTATCGAGTTTCTGCGAGGCAACAAAGAACATACGTTTTCTTAATTCGACATCTTGATCCTTTACCAGTTCATCAATATTTGAGGTTAATTGATCCCTTAAAGCTTTTGGCAATGTTTTTAACAAGTCTGTGTATTCATCAAACTTTAGATTTTCTTTGTTAACTTCCTTCAAGACGTTTTTTGTCGCAACTTCTGAAAGTTGAGCCATTTCTAAACGTAGTTCTTTTTTATATTGTGTCTTTGAAGGAATCTCGGTTTCACTTAATATTTTTCTTCTTTTGGCAATGTTATCTTCTGCTTTAAATGATTTGGTTATTTTCGTTAAATATTTTGCAACTCTTTCTTCTAATTGTGTTTGCATTAAGACGTGAACAGCTTTTGCACGCTGCTTAATAAACAAAGAGGCATTATCTGCATCAGCAAATTTTGCTATATCATTTAGCTTTTTTTTTACAGGCTTTTCTTTTGGCTCTTCTTCGTCTTTTGAATCTTCGTTAGGGTTAATCTTTCCTGTTGCCTTTCTGCCTTTTCCAGCAGCTTCGTCTGCATCTTTCTGTTTTTGTGTTATTACAGGAAAATCATATGCACGGTTCATTTCATCCTCTAACTGGTCAGATTCTCTTGTTATGCCAGCATTCTTCAACATAACCGCAATTTCAGCACGTTCTTTGCCGTTTTTGTTATTAACGTCAGCAGCTTTTATTTGTGGATATTGGACTCGCTTTCCATATTTCGCATCAACCAACTTCTTAACAATATGATTTTCTAATGCGTCAGCTATGGTTTCAGCATATATTTCAATGCCGTTCAAAAACAATGTTGATAAGTCTTGCCCTAATGACTGACTGCCTGCCTGCCCGCCCATGCCGAGCTCTAAAAAGCCCGCAAGGAAAGCTTTCGCCATTGCTTGATCCTCAAACTTTATGCCATCAAGTACATCTTTTGCGTCAAAGTCTATTTTTGTCACGTCAATTTCAAAGCCTTCGGGCTTTAGTAAATAAGTGCTTTGATGGGACGTGTAGAACTTCAGCATTTTTTTAAATAAGGTCATTTGCTCTTCGTCTTCTTGAGAAGAAGTCGGAACGGTTCCAACCAAAACGCCTGTTGCGTTTCTCTCAATACCCATCGCATATATTTTTAAATAAAAGTCTTTGCGTGAATAATTGCCGTAAATCGGGCGCATCATGCTTATTCCTTCGTAATTGTCACCTTCTTTTTTAAAGGTGATAGGCATTAAATTTTTGCCTTCTATATGAACATCAACCGCTAAATCACCATTGACTAGTTGCCTTACATCTTTAATTGATCCGTTGCGGTTTAAATTCCATTCATATATGGTTTTCTGGGATCTGTAACCGATATCTTTTAAGCCAGTATAATTTCCGTATTTAGGATGATTCATAACCACCTTATGGACAGGCTCAAACAAAGAATAGCCAAACTCTATAGAAGTTAATGCTTCTGTTAAAAACTCTCTAAATGTCTTTCTTTTCGATTCATCAGGATAGGAAATATCTTCAAATAGGACAAACCTTATAAACTCCGCAATTTCTACTTCCTCATCAGAATCATCAACCGCTTCAACCCCCCAGCTTGCTGAAATAATAGGATTCTTTACAGCAGATAAAAGCATTTGAACTTGATAATCCGAACGCTTCATTTTATCGAAAACATCCATCCCTTCCGGCATTGATGCAAACTTATCAAGATATTCTTCGTTGTATATGCCGGAAAATATCTCAATACCTGTTGAGCCTTCTTCTTTGAAGTGTTTAGGTGAAGGGGCATCTTTACCTAAAATTCTATTTATCACATCCTTAACAGCCATATCTACTACCTAATTTAATCGTCAAAAAAACTTGCATTCATTTTAGCTACACCACCACCAACCCAATTTAAAAACTGCGAAGTTGAATCAACCTGATCATCATGTGGTGCGTTTGGAAAAAGAACCATTTCATCAATGTAATCTTGAACCCAAGGCGCACCCTTTTTTAGAAAAATCTTACCATCTTCAACTAGTGGGCTGCATGTGGAAGCCCTTGTAACCTTATCACTTTCGGGCTCAATAGCTACTATATTAAACATTGTATCATTTTTCATGTCTTGAATTAAAGAAATTCCACTTGATTTATCTTCTATTAAATTGGTCAATAATTTGTGTGCCTTGTAAACTTCATCTTTACCTTTCCACTTTTCCGCTAACTTTTTGCACTCACGCCTTAACCTTGGATATAGCATTTTATCTCTTACTACTTCCAGCAAATCATAGCCGGCTTCATGCTCACCCCATACCGTTGCAACTGTTGGATCGTTTAATTGATTTGCTTTGCTTGCAGTGTCCCATGAAATAACAATTCTTTTATATTTTCTGTAATGACTATACCATCCAAAATCTTCTTCTTTAAATATTGATCCACCTTCCTCCTGCGGGTTTTGTTGATATAAGGCTTCAAAGTTTGCAATGCCCTGTAATTTTTTCCTCGCAAGAATGAACTCTAATGATTTTAATTCAGGAAAAAGAACTTCTCCTTTTTTTCTATGCTTTTCATCTTTAGATGCAATAGCTTCATATTTCAATAGCCTTAAATTATCAGGATTGCCTTTTATTAACCTACCTATTGGATCATCTATACTCCACCTCGTTCCAATTATAAGGAGTCCGGCAAGCTCTGAAAAGCGTGTAAAGAAATCATCAGTGAACCACTCCCATGTTTTCTCTTTTATCGTGTCACTATTCGCCGCCTCCCGTCCTTTCATCGGATCGTCAATAACACCAAAATCAAGAGATTCACCAGTAACCGAACCGCCTACTGTTGTATTTCTAAAAGAACCCTCTTCACCGAAAAATTCTAAAAGCTCCATATTTTTGGTGTAACCCTCATCTTTTCGTGTCGGTAAACGGAATTTAGGAAATATTTCTTTATACTCTTCAGAGTTTATTATTCTTTGAAGTCGCAAGTTTGCACGTACTCCAAGCCTTTTGGAAAATGAAGCAAATATATGTTTTAAATGTGGATACTTTCCAATAGCCCACGCTATGAAGTCGATTATTTGAACTGACTTACCATGTTGAGGTGGTGCTTGTATAATTAAGATGGGCTTTAATCCAGCAATCATATCTTGTAGGAACTGCTGCAATTCTTCAGCAATTTCTAGTTGCCACCAGCCAACCTTGAGCTTTTTATTTATCCTAGTTCTAAACGTCCAGAAGTTTCTTCTAGCTTTCGCTTGATGAATCTTCTTTTCCTTTGGGTTTAATTTTGGCAACAAGTCTTTCATATTCTTCAAATTCTTCATCTGTTAAAGCGTCAAGGGCATCATCATCAATTTCTTCTGGCTCCTCTATTGTATCTATTCGCCTCACCTCGCTACTATCCACAAGGCTTAGTTCCCTTGCTATAATGCTTGCGTTTAACATATCAGCAGCAGCCCCTGTAAGCTTTTGGTTCCGCATTATCGCACCCGCCCACGCTACGACTTCCGATAAGCCATAGGCTTTTTTATCTTTCCACTCATACCAAGTAGAGATACTTATATCAAGAAAGGTACACATCCCCTCAATTGTCATAGCTCGCATCTTGTTTACTTTCCCATGACATATATCACCTTTAGAGCAAAATATCCTTTCTTCCACTAAGGGGTTATTATGTACCCATTCAAAGTATTCTTCACATGCTTCTTTTAATAATTCAGGATCTTTAAATATTTGATCCCTTCCATGCTTAGTTCTTTGCTTCCAAAATTCATTTCCTTTAGAAAATGTCATGATTCTAACCTATTATTGTTTTAATGGCTTTATTTAATTCTTTGACAATTGGTGCAGTATTCAGCATTATTGATGAAACCCAAAATAGCTTCTTCTAACTGTTTATTATCGACTTCTAACCTCGCCTCATACGCCTCTAGGGCGGTTAAAGCTTCTTGAGCTAAAAGATTACCGCGACTAATGCCCTGATTTGGTTCATTTCCCAGCCTTGTTAATCGTTCTAGCTTTTCTTTCACTTGTTCTAGTTCTTTATTCATCACTCTTGCTCCTTTGGTGGTTGCGCTAAAACTCTCAACGCTATTTCTTTTGGCGTTCCATAAAATTCTGAATCTTTCCAGCTTTGCGGCTCGCCTAAGTGTGATATTAAAACCAGAGCATCTTCTAATTCAGCACTTTTATCTTTTTCATCCGTTAATTTATCTTCTAAATCTGATATATTTTTATATAAACTCGCAACTTGCCTGTAGATATATATTTTTTTGCCTTGATAACCCCGCAACTCATCGGCTAGGGCTTTGATTCTCGCTTTGAGCATTTCTAACTCTGCACACTCTAACCGCCATGCTGGGTAAAACCTATTTAGTTCCTCTTCATTAAAACCGCCTCTTTCCGCAAGCCTCTCTAATGTTTGACAGCTCCACAGACCTTTGTGGCGCGCCCTCTGCGCAACCGACCAAGGTATGTGTTTTATATCAGAGTTGATAACTGGAAATATTTTATCAGCCTGTTTCAAAAGTTCTTGTGTTTTATCTGTCATTACTCTTTCTCCTTTTAATCGCAGGGTGGCGGGTTGCGTTCACCACCCTGCAAACTGTTATAAAGACATAGTCTCCTTTAACTGTTTGGACTCAATTACAGCACCGTGACTGTAATAGCCATTATGCTCATTGTAAGCTGTAAATTGTAAAGTACCTATGTCTGTTTCAAAATTAACAAACATAGTTATTGCTTCC